GCTGCTGTATTGTTCCAAAAACCCGATGACAAACCAACTCTTGGGTCACCGCTTACAACGAATCCGCTAAGTAATCTAACTGTTGTATTTTTACTTGTCTCGAAGGGGTCAAGTATGTCAATAAAACCTGCTCCGAAAATGTTTGCTGTAGCACTATCTCCAGAAATGTGAGCGACCTGCACCATCGAAGCCTGTGAGGTGCTGGCATCTGAGCGAACTCCAAGAGTTCCCCCAACAACGCTGGCAAGTAATCTGTGTCTTGCGTAGTTTGAGCCTGTGTCGGAGTTTAGTTCAATGCCAAAAGCCGATGAAGTGTCTGCTTCAGTTGCTCTACCTGTAAATCTAAGTTGTAGGTGTTGATAAGTGCTTCCATAAGTTGAATTCAGGTTAGAAAAAGAAACAGAAGCTACGGCAGTTCCAACGCTTATCGTCTCAAGCCACTCATAGGCTGCACCTGCACCGCCACCGCCTCCTGCTCCCGCAACAGCAAGAACTCCTATTGGAATAGGCATTATGCAGTTATCTTTCCAACTACTCGGTAGGTGTTAGCTGCAACCTTTTGAACAGTTGCGGCATTGTAGGTCTGGTCAATCTTGAAGGTGACTGCTGTTCCCGCTGTTCCCGCACCTGCCCAGTCGGTCACGCCTGTTCCTGCGGCGATGGTTACAGTTCCGCCAGCGTTACGCCAGATGGTCAGAGTGTCCCAAGTGTTTAGAACATCGGGGACTGTAATCGTCACAGCCGAAGTTCCGTTGACAAAGATTGTTCCATTGTCGAGAGCGGAAGTCGCAGTCATTGAGGTTGTGGTTGTAGTTCCGCCAAAGGCAACCTGTGAGCCTGCGATTGAGGTCACCGATGCAGGGTAAACCTGCTGCCATGCTGAGCCATCATAAACAGTTATGGTGTTTGAGTCGGTCTGGTATGTGACCATACCTTCGCTAATTACGGAAGTGCCGAGGGCTGAGCCTCTAGCGGCAGTTCCCGAAAAGACCATGACTGCTTGGTCTTGTAGGTAATCCTGAACATTCGCAGCGGTTAGAACCTCACCTGCGGTAAATACTTTACGGCCTAAACCTGCCATGTTTCTCCTATTAGAAGGCTAATGCGTTGCCTGCGTCTAGCTTACCAAACTGAGCGTCATCCAAGACCAAGAGGGCAAAGTCAAGTGTCGAGAAGCCTAGCGACATAATGTGGTTGTCTAGGTCAATCGAGTTGTCAATGCGGATGATTTCAGCGTATTTGGAGATAGCCGGGGCAATGCCGTTAGGGGTGAATTTGATTTCTACAACATCGCCGATTTCAAGTCCGAGCAGGTCGCTCTGCTCTTGATCAGTCAGCTCGTCAAGCAAAATCTCAACCGACTCAAAGCGGTATTCAGGCTGTGAGTATTTGTTTGCGTAGAACTCGGCAAGCTCATCAACATCGCCGTTAGCGTTGATTAGAAGCCCAGTTCGGGTCAGGTTAAAGATTCCGTAGGTGTCTATTGACTGAAGGTCTAGCGTTGTGACTTCATAGGAGCTTATCTCCGAGCTGACAACAATCTCATTTGCTAGGAGTTCTGATCCGTATTGCACCCTAAGAGATTGATACTTGATACCAGTGCCGTCATCGGCAAGGGTCACACCCTGAGAAGTCGGTGCGGCGATGCGGTCTCGGAAGATTACATTTCCTGACTTACCGATGAAGAATGCACCGGGTTCGCTTCGCTCGACTAATCGCAAGTAGGTAAGGGCATTTGTGTTGTCAGCGATAGTGTCTGCGCCGAGTGTCATTAGCCCTGTGTCAACATCTCGAAGAGTCGAAGGCCAGTTGATTTCAGGCAGGTCAAGGATTGCGTTTATTCTTTCCCCTGACTTCTGGACTGTGTTTGTTCTTGTGGCGATTGTCTGAGTGGCGAATGAGGATGTTGCATCCGAGCAAGCTGCCGAAGCCGTTGAGTCTCCGTTTGGTGCATAGGTCAGATTCCAGTCATCAACCAATCCGGCAAACTGAACAATCCCGCCCGATGAAATCCTGACCTGCCTCTTCGGAACTATCTGCCCTGCGTATGGGGAGAGTGCATACTCTGGGTCAAAGGTTCGGTCGTTGTTATTGAAAACTATGTTTGCTAACCCTGAGTCGAATTGGTCAAGCTGGCGGTTCTTGCCTCGCTGGATTGCAACCGACTGAACGAGGTTCGTCACATCGAAGAACAGAACACCCGCCAAAAGGTATTCAGTGTTGTTGAGCTTGCCCTTTATCGGATCGTCAAGGATGAAGTAAGGGCCAAGACCTGACGAGAGAATGTCAAATCCAAGCTCTACCTTCTGGACTGGCTGGCTCAATTTGTCGGACTCACTAGAACTTGACCACCTGCCGAAACATACTTGGTAATGGTGTTACCCAATGTCTTACCAACCATTGCTAGAGACTGCGTTGAATCAGTCTTGACATTTATGTTGATTGTCGTTCCGACTGCACCTGTGCCTAGCGTCTGAATTAGGCCTAGTTGTGAGCGGAACTGGTTTCTTAGATTGACGGCACTCATCGCCTCGGCAGTCCTGCCAGCGATAGCAGACTGGTTTGCAAACTCATTAGCTGCGTTTATTCTTTCTTGCAGGTAGTTGATTACTCTTGTCACATCGCTCATCGAGTCAATAAAAATTCCGGTGGCATCTGTTACCGCTGATGCTGCCATGCTAATACCGGTCATTCCGCCTGTAACTGCACCGCCAGTAGCTCCCGGAGTAGTAACAGCATCAACACGAGCCTTTGCCTCAGTTTCGACCTTGCCGAGCTTCTTCATAAACTCATCAACGACTTTGCCAAGCCCGCCTAGATCACCCTTCATTGAGTCAATGTTCTCTTGGAAGGCCTCTCTGATTTTGTCAACGGCTGAGATGAGTGTCATGTTTGCGTCAATGACTTCTTGATTGAAGTCAAGCTGTAATGCCTTTAGTGCCTCAGTTAGCTCAGTCTGCGTTTGTGCATATAGGTTTTTTAGTTCCCTTGTTGCTAAGCCTTGCTTGTCATAAATTTCACGAGCGAGAGAGTCCATGCCTGTCTCGGCAGTTGCCTCAAGTGCTAGGAATAGTCTTTGTAGCTCTGCCTGAGTTTGAGGTGTGGATTCAAGAATTGCTGAAGCAAGTTCGTTTCCTGTGTCAGTTCCAGCTTCTACAACCTGCTCAATGAAGGTCTGCGAGAATCCAGCAGCATTGAGCTTGCCTGCCTTCTCAAGTAGTGCCTGTGACTTTGCGAGTCTTGTGGTAAGGCCTTGAACCAGATTCGCCACAGACTTGGTTTCCTCGACCTCAAAGATGTCGGCAAGTGAAACCCTAACCACAGACTCAAAAGCCGTTCTGAGGCGATCCTGTGACTTCTGAACTATGTCTGCGAGCTTCTGCCCGAACTCTGTTTCAGTCTTTAGAACTGCCTCAGCGTATTTCTTCTGTGCGTTTGCAATGGTCTTGTTGTATTGATCTTGTGCCTGTGCAAGTGACTTCTGGGACTGCTTGATGAAGCCTTGGACTTTCTCAAACGGAGTCTTGCCCTTGCTTCCACCGCCTCCGCCACCGCCACCAATGTCATTAAGAAGATTGGTGAATCTGTTGTCTGCAGAAACCGAGCCTGCAGCAGCGGCAGCCCTATCCTGTGCGTCATAGATGTCTTTGACGAACTTGTTGTATCTATCTAGGAATGTTGCCTGAGCCTTGTATGCACCAACAAAGTCTCCCGATAGGAACTTGCCAATGATGTTTCCAACATCACCAATGACATAGGCAATCTGAGCTAGACCAACAGCAGCAGCGTCAATCAGGTTGATGAAGAATGTGAGTGCTGTGCTGCCTGTGAGCTTGCGGAATAGGTTGTCAATCTGTTTGACGGCCTCGCCGACACCAACACCCATCTTGGTAAAGGCCGTTTGAAAGTCTGCGCTCGCAAAGTAGTCGGCGATCTCATTCAGGTATGGCAGGAAGATTTGACCGATTTGTTCTTGCAGTTCGCCAAAGATAATTGTCAGTCTTTGGAACGGATCATTGCGAGCAGCGGTTTCAGCAGCCCCGGCAAACTGCTCCTCAAGCATTCCGAAGACATCTGCGCCTTCTTGTGCCTTGATTCCTAGTCGGCTAAGTGCGCCTTCGTTGCCTTGATAAGCCTTGGTAAGTGCAAGCGTTACTGTGTTGAGGTTTCGCCCTGTTGCAGCTGAAACATCAAGCGCAATCTGCATGAGTCTTTGGGCCTGACCAACATCGCCGGTTGCTCGGACTAGCTGACCGAAAGCAGGTCTAAGGACATCATCGGCAACAGCAGCCGAAAGCTGCATTTGTTTGATTGACTCCTCGACAGAGGCAATCATCTCTTCATTAGCCCCAACTGTGTTTCTAAGTTGTTCGGCTAGTAGGGCTGCGCTCTTTGCATCTTCGGCTGCTGCTTTTGTGAACTCGACTAATGCATTGACAGAAAACGCTCCGGCAATCAGACCACCGAGCTTGCCAATGGTTTTGCCGATATTGTCAAATGCGCTCTCAGCACCCTTAACACCCTTGTCATCCCAGACTGATTTGAGGACTACATTTACTGCCATTTAGTCAAACATCCTGTTCGCTATTCGATAGTAGCTCTGCACTATAGAGTCAATTCGGCTTTCGAAATTAGGCAAGTCTTTCTCGACCGCAGGCCAAGCAATACGAGATGCCCCTCTCTTGACGATGCCAGCAGCCGCATTCAGATTGGCAATGAATTTCTTTCCTGCTTCTGGCGGGGTTCTGCGAACATAAGCAATAAGCTCGCCTGATGAGTTGCGTCTTACAACTGGAGTGTATCCGCTTCTTCTTTTACCCTGACCGACAGAGCGGCCTGACCTACCAGCCATATCCATAATGTTGACGGCGGCGGAATTGAGGCGCACAGAAACAAGAGTTGTATTGAGGCTCTTACCGCCAGCCTTAGTTCTAAACCTCACAGTTGTTGAATCAGGCTTCTTTGATCCGTTGTTCCAAGAGGTCATTCCAAGGTGATTTATCATTCCGCTCAAAGGCACAACAGAACGAATTGCAGACTTGATTGGCTTTTCAGCCTCTTTTCCAACCTTCTTTATGTCTCTAACAAACTGAGTTCTCAGCCCCGGCTCAATGGCTCTCAGGTTTTTTTGTAGGGTGCGGATGTCCTTGACTGAGTAACTGGGCTTTTGAGTGCCAAGTATAGGGATTTGAAATTCAATAAACATCGGACCGCCTTTATCCCCCTATTCTACCTTGTTACCAAACTGTTATCTTTTGACCCTGCCTAAATCCTTGACTATCCCCTAACCTTGACCTAGCTCAAAGAAAGGAAAGAAATGAGCAGAAACAAAGAACTAATCCTAGAGAACATCGAGTCTGTTTTGACTAGCTGGCAGGTTCAGTTTGAACATGACAAAGTTGCTATTGGCTACGAAATGAATACCACATTTTGCAACTTACTATTCAGCAACAATCAGGGATTTCAGGATCAAGAGCATGAGTATTTTACAACTTTGCATATTGACACCGCAGATTTCTTGGCTGACTGGCTTCATGCGATGACTGCTGCTGTTGCCGTCTTTACTGGCATGGCAACAACAGATGAGGGTCTTGTTGGCAATAGCTTCGACTGGATGGCTTACCACTTCAACAACAGCCCTCGCCGAACTGTTAGGGCCATGCAACAAATGGGATTGAACGACAAAGCTATTCAGGGAATTATTTATCTTTTGACTGGCAGGCTATTAGAGGCCAATGAGTCACTAAACATTGTCAGATTTGAGTATCTAAAAAACGCTGAGTTTTATCCTAGAGAAATCGCTCAACTAGTCTCCTAGTTAAAAGCAAAGCCCCTCCCGATTGGGAGGGGTCTTGCTATTTCTTTGACATCTCTTGCGCTCGCCAGACTAGGTATCTGCCCATTGTCCATAACATCCGCTCATCAAGTTCTAATAATTCTCTGGGACTTATCCTGAACTCGTAAGCAATGTTAACTAAATACCAATGAGCTGAGCTATCCCCTAGCCCTTCGATGCTTTTGGGTCAACCGCTCCGATCGAAGCGACAGTCTCCACCCAAGTATCAAACTCGGCTGTGACTGCCTTTTCTCTTTTGAGGGCAACCCAAGCAAGCCAGAGCAGGTGAGTAACTTTCATCTCCTGCCCTAGCTTGGCAACGCTAATCGAGTATTCGGATTCAAACTTCACCATGTCAGCCATGATGATTTTGACATCCTTTTGAGTTCCATCAAGAAACTCAACCTCAAGTTGCATCCGCATTTGGTTTCCTTTCTTATTTAGTTATCTAGGCTGATGTGCCTCTAGTGACTGCACCGGTGATGGTCCAAGTCAGGTTCTGAACTGCTAGGTCTCCAACAGCACCTGAAACTGGAGCAACATTGTCAACTAGGACAGTGAACTCATACTTTGGAGTAGAAGTTCCGGTTGGTGTTCCAGCGGGGTTGATGGTGACTGTTGCAATGGTGTTGAACAGGTTGTAAAGAACGCTGTCCAAAGCTGTTGCAGCATAGTCGTTGTGCATTGAAAGGGTTACTGAGCCAGACTTGAGTCCACCCTTGTATTCACGCCAGCCGGAGCTGCCGAAAGAGGTGGTCTCAATTGCATCAGCGGTTGTGGTTAGTTCAACAGAGTTTACATTCTGCGAGATTGCAGTTCCGTTGAGCTGAACGACAACATCCGTAAGGATTTGCTTTGCCT